ATTTACAGCAAACTTTGCGCCATCGATACCTTTCTGTGCTGTTTGGGCTGCACTATCTGTATCCTTTAAGCTTGAGTTAGCTTTATTTACTTCTGCCTGAAAGCCATTAAAAGCCTGATCTGCCTGTTGAACTTCTTTTTCTAGCTGATCAACTTCTGCTTGGGCTTTCTCAATTTCAGCTGGTGAAGCACTAGTTTTTGAAAATGCCTCAAGGTTCTGCTTAGCCTGAGTTAGATCGCTCTTAAGTTGACTTAATGCTTTCTCTGCTTTATTACCAAAATCAGTAAAATTACCTGCTGTAGATTTTGCATTGTCTCCAGCATCCTTGATCATGCCTGTGGCAGCATTTAAAGACTGTGATAGCTTATCTGCTAACTCACTCGTTCCTTTTGGGATGATATTTCCCATTTCCTTGGAAGCATCATTTGTCGCTTGTTTTAACTTCTCTGACTCTTGTTTGATCGCATTAAAAACAGATTTTGCCGTGTCTTCAGAAAGCTTTACATTGCTTACAAATCCCTTGGTGTCGGCATCCATTACCAATTTGAAAGTTAAATTCTTACCAGACATGTCGACCTCTGAATTTCAGGCAATAAAAAACCCGCATCAGCGGGAAAATTTAGATATTAAAAAACCACCCGAAGGTGGTTTAGTTAGAAATTGAAGATATTCTTCCGTTTGTAAAATGCAGATACTTAGAACCCGAATATGGTGTTCTATACACCCACTGCTCAAATACATTATTTGCAGTGGTGGTTGTATTAATTTTATCTGGATAACCCCATGTGGACTTCTCAGCTTCAGCTTTAGTCATCCCTACACGCGGCTCTTTTTTAGCGGCTTGCTCAGCTTTATCTTTAGCATTAGCCTCTTGTCTTGCTTTGATCTTGTTCTGAGATTGTTTAACCTTATTATCTATATCTTTACCAGTACACGGCTTTCCTTGATAAACCGTTTTTCCATTTACTGTGCAAGTGTAGATTTCACCGGCTAATAGTCCTTGAGTTAAAGAAAACAGAAGAACACATATTAAATACTTCATACTCCCACCATGCTTCTTATTTTAATATTTTCACTAATTATCATAGATTACGCCAAAGAATTTTCACAATTCTATCTCGACATAAAATGATGGTGTATTCCTGCAAATCCACTTCTTTTACATACTCAGTAGCTGCACAATATAGTTTGCCATCATCAAGCACATAGTGTCTTGGACCTCTGACTTCTAATTTGTCTTTTAGAGATTGATGACTATCACCAATTTTTACCAGATCACCAGATGGAGTACGAATACTGGTAGTTGTCTTTTCAGCAAAAGTAAACCCCGACACTAAACACAAAGCTAATAATAAATATTTCACATTTCACCCCCTAAATTATTATTTCCACATCATAACTTTAGGGTGATGCGTGATCAATCAGAAACCATTTCTTTCTTGAATGATTCAAAGCCTTTTTTGTCGGATTGGGCTGCACGTGCAGCAATAGCAGAGTTAAAGATGCCCTGCTTGTACATCTTGTTTGCTGCCTTAACATAGCCTTGGAATGCGCCGTAGGTCATTTCCATGATCTCGCTATGCTGATGGCCCATTGATACCAGAAACTGGAATGAATCAAACCAGGTGGAATCATCTTTCTTTTTAATGCCACGTTTAGGCTTTTCGTATTTGAAGTAAGCTTGATTGACTAGAAGTACAGCTTTAAGTAACTCCTTGAAGGCTTGCTCATCTGCAGCTAGGTCAAAGATAGCTTTCTGATTCAGGTTAGTCACACAGGCAATAGTCGAAATCACCTGCACACCATGAACCTTAAATAGCCCTGTCAAAATTTCATCTGAATGATCTTTATCTTTGATGAAGTTTTTCAGCACTTCAGCATGTTTTAACCATTGATCGAAGTCTTTCATCTGGATCTGACGTACTTCAATGTCATTGATTTTGATGCTTCGATTTGTTGCTAGGAAAAAATCATTCATGATGGGTCTCGAGTTAAAGTTTAGGCATTAAAAAAGCACCTTCGGGTGCTTTTTTAATCTGATTATTTTATTAGAATGCCATGGCTGCCAACTTGGTAAACGTTTTACTATCAGTTGTGGCTAGCATTTTTCGCCCATCTTTAAACTTCAAGATGAACGTAACATCTTTACCTTTGCCACCAAGCAACAAGCCTGCAAGCAAACCAACTGGGCCTAGCAGTGCTGCACCAGCAACCCCCCACCCGACTGTACCACCTACTCTTTTTACATTTTCTTCAGTTGCTACAGTTATCTCTTCAATTTCCACACTAGAAAATGACTGAACATTTCCAGAAAAACCATCACCTGTCGCCCATGGCGCAGAAATTGTAAAAACCCCACCCAATATAGTGATTGAGCCCTTGCCCTTTGTGAAATCACCAGCATGTATAGTTAAGTTTGCCATTATAATTCCGTGATTTTTAAAATTATCAACAGACAAGATACTAATTAAATAGATAAAAAGAAACCTCCCGAAGAAGGTCAATCTGTATCTGTTAGATCGATGGATTCATAGAATTTTTTTATCTTATAAACAGCTGGTCTATCTTTGATTGTTTCAACATACACATCCACAATATAAGCCTTTTTGTATAATTGCTCTTCACCATGAATCATTTCATATTGAATTTCATCATTATCGAAAAGCACCCTCACTTCTTTTGTTGAGATACTTTCAATAACCGCCTTATAGCCTTTTCTATTGTCAGCGCGTGTTTGCGCCCAATACAATAAGACTTGCTTGTGCAATCCAACAATGGGCTCATTAATCTTATCTATTTCTTTTGCTGCTTTATTTTGAATTGCATTCGCTTCCATGCTGTTTATATTTACAGTAATTGTTCCAGTGTTATTGGAAGCATCTAACTGCAATACAGCGCCATTGTCCTTGGCAACAGGCTCAACAAAGTTAACAACTCTATTTAAGGTCTTTTTATCAAGATCATTAGGTCTAGGACCAGTACCTTTTAAATACTCAAGGCAAGACTTAAGATGATTTGTGAAGTCTATAACTGTATTCGCATGCTCAGCGAAAGGCATGAGTGCAGGAGCAAGTGCAACTATTTCAGTGATAATCGACCCGGGTCTAATTTCCTTGATATAGAGCTTAATCTCATCCGACACAAGGTGATTCTGAGAGCTTGCTATGTAGTCCGAGTACTCAGCACCAAGACTTATCATACTTTGTGCGAAATCAACTAGCTCAACCGGCTGTCTATTTTTAATATTAACCGTCAACATAGTCTGATCTTCATTGGCATTAATTTCTATTGTACCCACCTACTACCCCTCAAAATAAAAGACATGTTCTTAATGCGACACTATTAGTCGTTGAATATCTTTATAATTGAGCGTCAGTATATGAATAAAAAAATTAATTGTAAAAAGAAACCAACTCACGCTGATTTCTTCCTCATCTTCTTATACGACTCATTAGTGGCCTAGCTACCCAGATCAATAACAAAGCTTTTAACAGGCACAAAAAAAGACGCATAGCGCCGTGGAGTTCTTTCGTGCCTGTATAGGGTTAGCTTGTTGCCGGAATCGTTACGATATGGCCATATAAGCCAAGTGTTGGATCTGTTTCTTTACTCACATCAGACAAGGCCTGACCAGAAATTTCATACTGACCCAGTTCTTCATGAATCAATGGGAAAGTTGTTTCTGGTGACTTCTTGGTACGCCACAAACGAACTGCCATATGCTTACCATTTGCCGTATTCACCCCTTTGAAGAACAATTCGTATTCTTCATTGAAGTTATTCGCCAAAGTCGTATGGGTTACGGCGCCAGTCGTATAGGTTGCCAGAATCGGCATGGTCAGATCAGAAACATCATGGAAAATGACGGTGCCAAACTTGGCATCTACAGTGTACTGGTCGTCAGTAAGCGTCTTTGGTGTACCGCTGGTTGAGTCCTTAAAGGTCACTTCTGATAAGTTATAACCTCTTAATTGAATCTCCTGGCCAGTCATAACTGTTCCTAAAGACTCGTCAGTGATAGTGTCACTTGCAACTTCAGAGTTTGTACCAGATACAATGTACTCCAGATTGTCTTTGTCTACTTCTTCGAGTGTTCCAGAGAAATTCACAGAGGTGGTGTTTACCATTGTGAAGTCGGTTGTACGATTACCCGATGTTGATTCCTGATGCTCAATAACATCAGCACCAATCTCAAGCTCAAAGTCAGGTACGTTGCCAAGGTAACGCATAGCACCAGCAATACCATTGGTTAGTTTGGATAAGTAAAACTTACCCTGTAATGAAATATATTCTTTAGCCATTACTTTTCATCCCCTGTAGTTTTCTTGGCTGGAGCAGCTTTAGGTTCAGGCAATTCCTGAATGACACCATCTGCCAGTAACTTTTTGATTTGTGCATCATCCAGCCCGCCAACGACATCGCCCTTTTGAAAGCGACCTACAGGCTGTAATGCTTTGTATTGTTTTGCCATGACTGGCTCCTAAATGAATTTTTGTGATTCAAAAATAATCGTGATGTATGCAAAGCCTGGACTATACCCATCCCGAACCGAAATCATTTCTAGTGCCGTTCGTGATGCCTGAGGCTGCCAGCCGGAAAGTAATTGAATGACCTTCTCGGTTAACAACCCAGCTTCATCACTCACCGCTCGGCCATCAGTCATCTGAGATTGAGCATTACGACATGCCACCGTGACCGCCCATTGCTGACCGATCTGATTAATACTTCCACGACCTGCACTGGCTTTCTTCTCGATACGGACAAAATTGACGTGTGCTGACGGCGTAACCTGCGACATCTCGGTTACGCTGACTGAGTTTAACGGCGTATAGATCTTTAGAAGTTCTGGAATTTCTTTCAGCTTTTCTGCAATCTCATCACGCACCGCGAAGAAGGTGCTCATCTATAAAACTCCCGACAATATCCAAAATCATTACCTCATCTTCAGCATTAATACCGAGCTGGGTCCGTGGTGGTAGAACTGATTGCTTAACCTTTCGATACTGGCCACCAACTGCAAAGGTGATGTATTGGCCATTCTTAGGTAAGATTGTTGCGCCGTAATGCAGATGGGGTGCATACGCAACATCTGTACCCACCTCCACACCATTTGAAAGAACATTGTGTGTGTAGGAATTCATCAGGCGGCCAGTATCTCGAAGCGTTTCACCACCCTGCATACGTGCACGCCATGAAATCTTCCACGGGTTCCCATCTACATCAGTACCCGTTAAGAATCGATGCTGCACACTATCCACAAGTCCAGCACCAATCTCATCAAACAGCTGGTTCTTTAATGATTCAAAGTTACCTAATTGATTAAGTATTGCTTCAATCGGTGAACTATCAGCTTGAATGGTTATTGCAAAAGCCATAAGCACCTCACTTCAAGCTGGGCATCTGGTCCAGGATAGAATCTCCAAATACACCACCGGTATATGAAGTACCGACTGGTGCTGTTGAAGGTCGTCCTTTAGGTTGGTCATCCACGATCTGGTTTGTTTCTGGTAACTGAATCTGCAAATGTGCTTTGTTATCAGCCACACGTTTTAAGAATGCAATTGCATCCTCATAACGCTTCCGGGCCTCTTCGATGGGTTGCTGGAAGTAAAGACGATAGCGTGCGATGTCACACGCCATACGCTTTAAGTTACTAGGCACATTGGGAAGTGGCAAAGGATAACGACCACCGATATGACCGTTCTGTTGCATCCTGAATTGCATCAGTTATTGAAGACTGAGAAGGAAGCATCGCTTTCAGATTTTCAATCTCATCACCAAATCGTGCGACCAAATCTTCTTCAGTCGCATACATGAATCACCTATTTGGTTTCGTCAGCAGGCTTTGAGTCTGCTTTAGGTTTTGCAGCAGGCTTCGCCTTTTCCAGTTCAGCCACCTTGGCCTTGAGCTCAGCAATTTCTTGCTCAGCTTTAGCCTTGTCGGCAGTTGCCGTCTGATTGGCTTTGGTTAAGGCTTCATTGGCTGCTGTTAGCTCAGCATTGGCCTTTTCCAGTTCAGCCAAGCGTGTGGCTGTACTGTCTGCTTTGGGTTCTTCCGGCTCTTGATATTCTTCAATAGCCCCAGATGCTAAAAGGGCTTGAAGTTGTTTAGCTTCAAGCCCTTTGATTTCATCACCTGGCATAAAATGCCCGATGGATTGTTTTGCTGTGTACTTCGGCATGCCTTGCTCCTTATAGGGTGATAAAGCCAGTACCACCAACAACACCATTCTTGTTAGACGGCACAACCAGTGGAGCAGATTCAGTCATCAGCATAATGCCGCTTGGATCTTCGCAGTACCATTGACGATCAAAATATTGCTGAGCAACGCCGTTGGCCAACATATTTTTGATCTTACAGTGAGCAACTGAACCATTGGTATCGGAGATCAATGAGAAGTAATCCTTAGGAATAAAACGATTCACCTTACCCTTGTTGCGGTAGGTTGTGTCATATACCCAAAATTCGATTCCATCAAAGGTTCCTTTGAAGGTTGCTGATTCTTTTACACCAAAGCTTGGATTCACTGGAACAGAAATACCCGCATATGGCGTGATGAATTCTTTTTTGAATTCTTCATTGTTCCAGAGAGCCGCCCAAACCAAGCCAGACATAACAGACAGCTTAGCTTCACCACCATCAGCAGCCAATTGACGTTCAAGCATGGTGCGAATATCCGTTACTGGCTTGGCACCCGCTTCATTCCATTTGACCAACGGTGTATATGTCAAAGACGCATCACGACGGTAATCCACCAGGTTGAGCTCATAATCATCTGAGTGAAGCGTGTATTTACCATTTTTCAGTAAATCGATAGCCATCATCATGACTGAGTTATCAATCGCATCATGGTTACGCTTCATTACCGAGATCTGAGCAATGATCATTTGCTCTTGCTCAGATAGTCGCTGGTTACCAGTTGAGATGATACCTGCAGTACGTAAACGCTCAAGCAAGGCAATTTCAAAAGTTTCTGCCGGAGTGACCTGATTCTTTGGCTTGTAGTAAGCCGGTTTAACGTGGCGTACTTCACCAGATTGAGTAGTATCAAATGGCTTACCAGGCTGTTGCGGTGATACCAGTGGTGCCAGATCATGTTCAGCTGATAATTCAGCCAGTGGCACATCATCACGCGTGAATAACGGGCGATTAGGGAAAAGCTTATCTAAAAGCCATGTGTCCATTGGACGGTAATTCGAGTGGATCAGTGCCAGCTCACCCACATCAAGAAGTTCAAGTGGAGCACCTTCAATATTAAAAGACTGTGGCATGTTGTTTACACCTTAGAAAGTTCGATTTTGTTTTTAGTTGCCTGTGCACGCGCTGCATCATATTCTTCAGCAGCAAGTAAAGTCCCATTAAGCGATACAGCTTCAATACTGAAAACCCCGCCGTAGTAGACCGGAATTTCGATTCCATCAGCGGCCTTGATTGTGGCTTCTGCAGCCGTAACGTCTTGGCCACAAATCACATCCCATGTTTTTTCATCAGTAGCGTGTGTGAGTACATTCGCATCTGAAAGTGTAAGTAAGTCACCTTTTTTATAGGCTGTAGCGGTAGTTACTTTGGCATTGGCACGTCGTAACTTTTCATTGTCTAGGACCAGCTTTTTAGACTGGACCGTAATTTTTGGAATAACCTGGCTCATGAATTATTTCCCCTTGTTTTGTTCTGCGAATGCTTGTGCACCAGAAGTGAATTTGTGAGTGTCGGTATTATTCGACTGGCCACCTTGCCCCGGATTAGCTTGATGGCTAAACAGGTGAGCAAATGCCGGATTTACATTTGGTGTTTGTTGTGTCTGTGGTGTAGCTGGTGGTTGCTGGCTACCTGCAGAAAATTGACGAAGTTGCTTTGCAGTAAAAGCAAAAACCGAATCATCCATATTGGTATAAGCTGTTTTATCTTCAGCACTAAACTGTGTTTTCAGTTCAGTTTCTAAAGCTGCAATTTCATCAGCACGCTTTTGTGCTTTGAATTGCTTAAGTTCAGCCAGTGCTTCATCACGCTCACGCTCTGCCTGCTCTTTGGCTTGTTGTGCTTTTTCTAATTCGGTCACTTCTGTGTCCTCTTTGGTTGGGTTTGGATTAGCTTTGCCCGAGAAGGCTTCGATAGTGGTTTGAGTATCTGCACCTACACCGCAAATTGTGATTTCATGCACTCGCACATTTCGGAATACATGTAATGGACCAGTAAATTGCTGACCGTTTACTTCAACTGTTTTACCTGGTGCAATTTCTTCAATGGATTCGGGATCAGCCCACCAAGACATTTGAAATGGATATTCCTCATCGATGTCTTGCACGATTTCTTTAGCTTTTGCATTGCTAAGAAAATGACCTTTTGCCTTAAAGGTTTGACTGATTTCGTATGAAGTAGCCACACCGACACGCTTACCACCAAAATGCTCTTCAACAAGCCCGGTTTTGGGTTTTAGTTGCAGTCCTTGGAGGTCAATAACTACACCTGCACGGCCCCAGTAATAGTGATTGTCGATGCGACCACCGCTATATACTTCCGCTTCAAACGTACGGCGCTTTTTTTCACCATCTTCTACTGTAGTGATCGGAACATTTACAGCCGTAAACTGACAGCGCAAATGCTCCTGATTAAGTTCAGGCATTTTTCATGCTCCATAAAAAAACCGCCCCATAAGGAGCGGTTTTGATGTTTATAATTTACTTTAGTTTAATAGCCTCATCTCTAAAATCAGTCATAAACTTTTTAGCTTCTGAATAGGTTTTATCAGTAACCAAGTTGTAAAATCCAAGAGATAAAAATACAAAGGACCAAAGCACTATGATTGTAATAGTTAAAGGATTAGGCCAATCAAAATTAATATTTAGATATTTTCTAATTGGATTAAACCAAAATATTAAAAAGAGACCTAAACTTACCGTTACTCCATAAACTAATAAATAGCGAGCTCTTTTCCGAAGAGAATATTCAAATGATATATCAATAATATTATTTTCATCATCTCGATCAACCTTAATGAATCTTTTCACTGATATATAGCTCTTCACCCAGCATTCCATATTCTCAAATTGCCTAAAATAAATAGCTTCTCTAAAAGTAATTTTTTTACTTTGGAATAACTGCTGAGCTACTCGATCTTTTATAAGATTAGGCTCTTTAGAGTCTATCAATGCTTCAAACTCTTTTGCATTTTTTACATCGTCAGCGAATTCCTCTTTTGGATGTCTACGAATTGAATTCCTTGAGCTTAGGTGTGCTACAAGTAAAGGAACTAAAATTGACCCCAGAACGGTTACTATTTTTAAGATTGCTTCCATAACATATTAAGTGAATTATTTTTGACTTAATCTAATGCAGAAAGCTAAATCTTTAAAGCCTTTAATTTATAAACCACCCGCCCTTCAACTGTTTCAATCAAAACAACCTCAAAAGATAGCCCCATCGGCATCAGCACACCGTTGCCAGCATTGAGCATATCGAGATTAATACCAAGACCTTTCGCATTTTCAATCTTGATCACGATATCACCTGCACTTTCAGCCATAAGCAACGGCGCATTCAATTGGACTGTTTGCCCAACCTGATAAGCTGCTACTTGTTGAAGTGTCGCAGCTCCCATCACGGTTGAAGCCGTATTACTTGCCACAGCCTGAATAGCCGCCATGTCAGTACTCAGCCAGCGCTTAAGTACATCATCAGCCAGAGAGCTTGTAGCAGAGTTTAAATAGCCAGTTAGTGCAGCATCATTTCCCTGCACATAGTCTAGAAAGGTACGAATTGCACTTGGTCGGATGCTCGGATCAAGTGGAATAACGGTATTGGCTACCGTATCGAACAGGTCCCGAGTTTTATCATCCATTGGAGCAAACAGACTGGTGAGCTTTTTACTCGCCGTCCATTCAGCCTTAATGACCTCTTTCTGCTCGAGGAGATATTCTTTATCCAGACTTGAAGTGCTGATCTTTTTATCTACCAGCGACTCAAGCTCACCAAACTGCAACGGATGAGAACTCCAATCTAAGGCTTCAGCTATCTCAGGCAACTGATCATCTGGCGTAATGCCGTATTTCAATGCCTGCTTCTCAGTCAGAGCAACTACAGTACAGCGACAACGAAAGCCCAACGGCGGGTAATGTGTCAGCCAGAATGGATGATCAATCGGCAATACGATCCGGTTCAAAGCTAAATGACTGGGACGTACCCGACTATCATTGATAGCAGAGTACATCAGGTAAGGTCGTTTAGCCTTATTTCGTTGCTGTTGTTGCCATCGTCCATGACCGTAAGCACCTTGAATATTGGTACGGAATACATTGTCTAGGTAGTGCTTTGGCAGAATGATTTCAGATTCTTCAATCAGCTTCTGAAAATCCTTAAAGGTACCACCGTCAGCAATGGATTTATTCACTGCCTTGATGACCGTTTCAATCTGCTCAAGACTCGATAGAAAGCTAACCGTGGTTGCTATCTGTCGGGTCTTAAGGTCCATTGAATAGAACTCATCAGGTAGCACGATCTTCTTACTGTGAGCGTACTGAAGCGCCTCAAGAAACGTGACTGGTTGCATAGCTTAATTCCCACCTTGCGCCGTCACATACCCCAGCACATCTGCAGCGTACAAAGCCTGATCTAAATTGGCAGTGAACTGAGTTTGTGTTGCTCCAGGTATTAACTGCATTAGGTTATAAGCCAGACTTTCAGGACTATCAGACTTGAATACCAATTCCTTGACTTGGTCCGGCTTAAGTAGCTGCAATTCATCTTGGCTATCAGTCAGTTCTTCAACTTCCTGTTGTTCTGGTGAGAGCTTGTTGGCTGTCGCCTTAAAGTTGAATGCCTGGCGAGGTAATGCAGTGAATTGATTGAAGCCAGTTTGAGGCTGTTCAATCACATCACCATCTTCCAAACCATATTCACGCTTAAAGTATTGTGGCGTTAAAACTGCACCAGCGTTTTTAAGCTTCACATCACGATCCGCTTTAGGCTCTTCTAGTGATTTCTCTTCACCAATGATGACCCGATGACGTTCCCAACCATTGAGATCACATAACGCGTTAATAATGGCTTGAATCGTCGGCATGATCATTCGTACATCAGCTTTATACTTTGAGTTTTGCACTTCAAGATGCACATCACCCAAAGCACGAGAGCCCGCACCATCTGTACCACTGGTTAAAGTCTGACCCAGAATCACCTTTTGAATACGGCGCTCAAGGTTCTTGTCGAAGGTTTCGAAAGTCTGTGATGCGTTGCCATTGGTATTGGCTGTTTGGATTTCTACCGAATCTGTTCCACTTAAAGCAATCACTGAGCTTGCATGCGCTCTAAGTAGCGCATCACGCATATCTGTCGTCTTGCCGGCAGTTTTACCAACCAGCATTGGTAAGCCAAACTTTTCAACAAACTTGGCCCAGAACTTAAAGCCAGACGTTTTGAAGAACCAGACCCAGTACAGTCGACTTAAAAGAGCCTCACCTAATGGATTCTCATAAGTAGATTTACAACGTGTCAAAAAGTGTTTGAAGCGCTGGTCTACTTCCTGATCCTGTCGAGTTGTGTTGTAGTTGGCCAGCAGTATCAGACGACCATCATTCTTAGGCTCATACCATTGCATTGGCTTTTCACCAATCCACTTAAAACCAATAAACGGCGTAATGGTATCGCCATCAATATGTTGGCTCGGTTCCTCTGGCTTGGTATAGATTGCCTCTAATACAGAATATCCGTACCAGCGAGCATTCTGTGCACCCAGTAGAATCTCAGACCACCACTCACGTAAATGCTCCATGATGATTTTAGATTCCGGTCGATCCATCGGCTCTACACGCCATGATGCACTCTCAAGTTTATCCTGGCGTTTCTCAATGGCCTGATAAATCTCATCGTCATACATCATGACTTTTAAACGTGGACGGGTGACTCCTGCTTTTCGTAGCACTTCATCGCCGTCTGGCATCTTGGTCAGATAACTGATTAAAGCCTGTTCAGCTTCATGAGAATACAGTGCACCAGCTTCAGGTTTTGCATTCTCAGGTTTTTTCCTTTTCTTAGACATAACTCAACCTTATGCAGCCGGAGGGCTGTAATTAATCGCAATTACTGCATCTTCAATCGCATCAATCAGCGTATCTACTTGGTCATCATGATCATGGGTAAATGCCGCATTGAATGCTTCACACTCTTCAAAGAATTCACCGACCCAATGTGCATCTTTAGGTACCATCACAAAACGATCTTCCGGTTTATCCTTATAGTTTGCTTCGAGATGGACCTGCACATCCATGAAACGGGATAGCTTGTCTGTATTACGCTGGACTGGAATCACAGCGACACCGGAGTAAGTGCCGAGTGTTTGGATTAATTGGGTACCAGATGCCTTATCTTCTACTTTCATGTAGCGGATAGGTTTGGTATGCCAGGTGTATTCCTTGTGCTTATCCAGAAAGGCTTTAGCCTGACGATTCAGTTCTGGTGCTTCCCATTTACCGCGCAAGAGATCTAGCAAGTACAACTTTCCATCTATGCCCATGCCTACAAGCAGGAATACGGAATAGTCATTGTGCTCTTTGGTCTTTTGAGCAGTATCGACAAGGACAGCACGCCACTGAAGTTCTGGAATATCTTTATAGAATCCAAACCATTCAGACTTGATTAAGTCACCACCAAGTTTCTTAGGCTGCTGCATGTACTGACTAGAGAATGTATAACGGGATACCGTGGCACCTTCTTTATCCTTGCCACCCTTTTCAAGTTGTAATAAGGATTGAAGCGATTCTTTCTTTGGCCAGTAACTTTGGCGGCCTTGCTCATCACGCTCAGCATCTCGCGGTACCAGCTTTTGAATATGCTTTGGCAGGGTTGCAATGTACTTATCATCAATCAGTGCTGGGATGGATATTTGGGTCCATTCACCAGGTAAATTACCTGTCATGACAAAGTTGGTTGGATCCTCAGTATGCAGGCGCTGCATGATCATGATGATAGGTGTATCAGACTTAGC